AATCAATATGCCTATCTTTATAACAGCACCGAAATGACCACGACATCGGGGACGTTCGTCTCGCTGGGCGCGAATTTTGAGCAGGCGACATTTGCCTGCACCGGGCGGCCGCTGCTGGTGCTGTTGCAAGGGCCAGTTCGAGTCGGCGGGTCGAGCGCGGAGGTCGGGCATTTTGATATTGAGGTCGATAGCTCACGGATTGGTGACAGCGCTGTGGGCATTATTTCGTTCGCGCGGGAACTTTTCGGCGGATCCGTCCTCACTAACGCGCCATATCTGACATCCATCGGGGCGATCATTACCGGACTGGCTGCCGGGAATCACAGCATCAAAATGATGTGGATCGTGGACAGCGGCGGGATACTGCGGCTCGGATATGGCGGGGCGGCGGTAAAATTTATCGTCCGGGAGTTGTAATGAAGCGACTGCTGTTTTTTATCTGGCTGCTGGTGGGGTTTACTCAAGTTGAGATCCCACATTTTGAAATATGGGTCGAATGTGTGGAGCGCGGGCCATATCCAGGGCGGGCGGATGCACGGTTGAGCTATCGCTATGACGGCGCGTTTAGCATCATGGCAGAAGACAGCCGCTATTATGGCGACGTGGGGACGGAATATATTCAACTGATGCCGATGGTGATTGAGCCGGGGGAACATCGCAATTTTGTGACGATTCACGTGGGCGCGATGAAAGCGGTGCTATGGAAAATCGTGTTTTTAGATGAACTGCACGTGCTGGCCGTGTGGGATGATCCGGCAGTTCCCGATTGTCCCTGGCAGGTTGAACCGACAGCGACGCCGCAGCCGGGCATTCATTTCTGATAACCGGGATTCGATGATGTAAAGTGTTTGTCCGATAGCTTTTAATAGGATTGGTAGAATACGAATAACGAGATGTTCAACCGGCGGGGATTTAATTTGATTGACGAAGTTGGATTAACAGAACAACAAATCGCGTTGATGCGACAAATAGCGCGCGACGAAGTGGCTGTTGCGGCGGAAACTCTCGCCAGGCGGCTGGACGGAGTGCCAACTGTGACTGAGATGACAATGCTGTTTGAACGCCAGCAGCAGGCCATTCATGAGTTTATCAGCTCGACGGATTTATATTTGCGCCGGGCGGAAAAAGAATTCGCCAGCATCGGCGACATCAAAAAAGATATGAGTCTATTGATGGCCTCGATTAATATGCGCAACCAGCAACTGGACGAAGTGCAGCGCGATATTAACAAAATCAACGAACGGGCCAGCCGGAACAGCGAGGGGTTGGTGGATGTTATGGGAAAATATACAGGCTTAAAAATATCTATTTTTGGAGACCCGGACTCGCCAGAAGTCCCATCATTGACCGCAAAATTAAACGAACGCAGCCATAAGGCTGATGAGCAGCATGAAGAAATCAAAAGTCTGCTCACCTCTGAAATTAAGCCAATGATCGAGCAGGCGAATGTCAGACTGCGCGACGTTGAGGCGTGGGTTGCCAAACAGCGCCAATGGATGCAGCTTTTTAAAAACGCGGTGAAATTCGTAGCGGTGAATCCGCGCGTGATCGCCGTGATTTTCGGGGGCGGGGTGATTGGGGCAACGGTGATCGAGTTTCTAAAAGCAGCGCTGCGGTGATGAAGCGACGCGCTGGACGCGATTTACAAAACTAATCAGATGGTCATTGAAAAAATCGAAAATGGAGGCGTTTAAGATGGACGAGCTGCTGAAGACCCTAGCACTGCTGGGATTCCTGATCATGATGATTGTAGAGGCACTTAAGCCCTGGATGAAGAAACTGCCAGGGAGCGACGCGGTACACGATTTTATTTTGCGCCTGTTCGGGATGGGCCTGGGCGTGATCGCCGTCGCCGGGGGCGGAAACGAGTTGAACATCCTGACCCTTTCGCCCGTCTACAGCCAGCTTAATCCCGGGATCGGGATGGTGCTTACCGGGCTGCTGGTGGGCGGATTCAGCCAGGGATTATGGCTAACTGCAAGTCTATTGGCGCGCAAACGGATCGAAGCGCCGAATGATGGCGGAGTCGGATAAGCGAAAGCTGTTTATCGGAAGTGAAATAACCCTCATGGCGGGGAAATAAAGATTGTGCGTTGGGGAATGACGGAGAGAGTTATCATGTGATCTGAGAGATAACCAGAAGAAAGCAGCGCATCAAACTCCCCCGATGCGCTGCTTTCGATTCTGCGGTTTTACTAAAGCGAATCGCTTTTTGTGTCCTCAGATGTCGCGGGCTGGTCAACATACCGATCACGAAGATTTTTCTCGGCAAGCATAATTTTCCATAGATCACTGCCTATCTGGTTCTCCTCAACCGGTAGTAATGTATTGAGATCATTCACGGCGATCACGATCATATTGAGATATTGCTGTATCAGTTGGTTCTTAGTCATTTTGATTCTCCTGAATTCCTACACAGCTTATCACGATGTTGCGCGTTCTCATCCCCAATAACGGGGTAATTTGTGTGCGATAGATAGCGATGGGGGGGAACTATACTATCATTGAGACTGGAGAATGTGTTTAACCCCCTTAGGAAAGCAGCGTGGTAAATGGCGACACGCTGCTTTCGATTCGGGGCACTGCTATTCTGGACGTTGAACTGGCTCGACATACATAGATGGTGTATCCAGCACCTTTCGACCCTCATCTGTTATGGCATAATGACTTTCTGGAAACTGCCGTCGCCACTCTTCGGTATGCTCAGGGTGATACCGTTGGTCAATATAGAAAATGAGTTTTCGATCCAGTAACTCCTGAAACTCGTCAATGATGTGAATTGTATCCAAAAACGCTTTGTAGAAGTGTCCGGCAGCATCGGCGTCTCGATTCATTTCAGAGAGAGCAAAATAAATTTCAGCAGGGATTTTGGCGTCATTGTCCATGTTCAACTCATCGAATCTTCTTTATCGAAAACGCCATAAGGCGTGTTTGGTGTGATGCTAGTCTTGAGATTAATCGTCTTTGCGAAAAATCTTACTCGCAGCGTTAGATTAATAGAACTCGATTACATCAGTTCCAACGTGGCAGTGATAACAGACGTGATTCCAGCCATCAATATCATTACCCATTCGGTCTTGGTCGATTCGCCCCTCCCAGTAGTCCGCTTGCCTTCCACAAAGCGGGCAATTCGGAGTGTCCGAATAAAGCTCTGTTTCGGTATCACCTACAGGTACGCCTGTTTCCTCATTGTGCCAATGCCAAATCATCTTCTTTGCCATCATTCGCCTCCATTAGCGATAATCTTCTTTATGCGCGTGACCATGCGCGCCCCGGATAGCTGCCTATTGCAAGGATTTGATGCTGTTGACGAATTCGATAGCGGCGATGGCCGATGCTTCGGGCGTGACGCCTTTTGTCACGCAGAAGAAATAGAAGCGGAGCATTGACAGGAGTTCGCGACGGGATTCATCGCTCATCCACAGAACGATTTCTTTGCGTTCGATGAGCCAGATTGTATTTTGGAGCGACTGACGAGCCTCATAAATCCTAGACATGATTGATCTCCTGGGGAACTAAAAGCGCAATTCGTTTGGAGAGCAGGCCAGCGGATAAATCCTGAGCCTGGCCGACATATTTTTCGGTTGTGCCGATGCTGCGATGGCGAAGCTGGGCGCGAATCTGATCCCATTCAAAACCGGATTGGCGCATGAGATAAGCACAGGTGCGGCGCATATCGTGGGCGGTGATGCTGCTGCCCAGGGCGGCGAGAGTGCGGCGCTCGACAATTTTCAAGATAGCACGGGCGGAGATGCCTAACGCAGGGTTGTAGTTGTGCAAACCTGGGGGCGGAATGTGATCGCCGCGCAGGAGGGGCTGGAAGATGGGAACGGGGCCGGAAATCAACCCGTCATTAACCTCACCCCCCAACCCCCTCTCCATAAATAGCGAGGGGGAGTCCAGAAGGTGGGTGTTGAAGGCGGCGACGTAGGATTGGATGAGGGCGTAGGCGGTGGAGTCGATGCCAACGGGGTCATGATTGGAGCGCTTGCCACGCACGCGAATCTCATAACAATCGTCGCCCTGGGTGATGGAGTCCAATGTCAGACGGGCGATTTCAGCGGCGCGCAGGCCGGACGTGATGCCGAGATAGAACAGTGCCAGATCGCGCTTGCCCGTTATGGTGTGCAGTTCCGGCTGGAAAGATTCAAAAAGCTGATTGACCTGTTTGAGCGTGAGACGATGGCCGTACTGTTCCAGCGCCGGGCGATTGGACGTGCGATCTGGCGCGGGATTTTTGACGGAGGCCGCCAGGCGGAATTGACGCTGCACTTCCATGATAAACATGAAGTCCGCGCCAGACTGCGGGATCACCGGCTGCTCATCGAGCGCGTGCAGGAAGTGACGGACGGCGGCCAGATAGCGGGTGATGGTATTTGATGAAAGGCCGCGACGTTTGCAATCGGCAATGTATTCCTGCATGACGGGTTTGGCCGGCAGTATCATCCGGCTAAAAATGAAATCGTAGGATTCCTCGGTGTAGTGAATGACGTGGGCACCACAATAGCGGCAAAAATCGGCCAGGCTGCTCATGTAGGCGCGCATGGTGTGGCGTTCGTGACGGCTGCCGGGCAGGGTTTCGACGTGGTTCTGCATGGATTGGAGGGCGGCGGCGGGGTCGAAATAATTGAGCCACAGGTAGGGATCATAATTCGACTCGCGTTGAGGGCGTGTTATAATTCGATTCTGTGGAGCGGTGAGAGCAAGCATTGCTTCATATCCTTTCAGTTCGGGTAATCCGACTTCTTTAGGTTGAAATTGCCCGGTCAAAGTCCCCGCTGATGACGGGGATTTTGATTTATCGGGTACGATAACTAACTCTTGAAGGTTTTGCGATCTATCGTGCGATAGGCCGATAGATCTTCTCCGGTCAAGCGTTCCGTGACTTCGTACATATCATCGAAATATGCGCATTCATGGCGTTCGCGGGCAATTTCTTTCATCATCTCGTAGAACTGATAGTCGCTGATTCGAGTTCCCTTTACAAGCTGGACAAGTTCAATGTGTCCCCCGCGGTGGAGTCGTATCCGTTCATGCGCCTGCTCATAATTGGCAAACCAGCGCGGATCACCGCCTACCCAACTGCTATCTTTCTGGAAATATCGCGTGAGAAGGTCAAACAGATCATCACGATTGCCGGGCAGATAGCCGTACTCTTTTAATGTGTCATCCAGGAATTTGTTGATTTTTGTTGCTTTAGTGTCCATTGTGTCTCCTTTTTTCGGATTATAGCGGGGATTTTGATTCCGGTAGTACCGTAAACGATTAATGTATCTATAGGATACCAAAAACGATTGCTGTAGTCAAGTACCCAAAAGTAAAGATTTCGTGAAGTCCGGTTACAAAAATGAAACAAAGCTTGACTACAATATTCGATTGCGGTATTTTAATAAAACAAACAAGGAATGATAGATGAAAAAGCCTCGCTTCCTTATCAACCTCAAAGATGCCCATGAAAAAAGCGGGCTTACCGCCTATGCTGTTGCGAAGCAAATCAACAGCAACAGCCCACGAGATAAACCTGTTATCACGGAATCGACGGTTCGAAAGTACGCGACCCAGGTCGTTGAGACTACTGAATTAATCAGTCATGTCATTGTGTTGGCTGAATTTTACGGCGTGGATTGGCACGACCCGGCGATTGTGCAGGTGATCGAAGAGGATGAATCCGAGGGGCAACTAATGGCCCCGCTCATTGTCCCTGCTTGAGCGGCTGAACAACGAGCGGGGTGTCACTAAGGACGTGAGCATTATAGCGAAGTATGCGGAGTTTTGAAAATCAGAGGGGATTATGTCGAAGGGGCGGCAAACGAAATCACAAAACCGGAACAACAGCATTGGTTGCCTGATTCTGATCGTCCTAATTATCGTCCTGGTTAGCCAGCGTACAGCAAATCGCAGCACGGCCACGCCCCAACCTACAGCGACGATTACGGACCCCCCTATGGCGACGAATACGAATACCCTTACGCCAACATTGACGAATACCGCGACTCTCATTCCAGCCACACACATTTCACAGATGATTCCCAAAAATTGCGCGACGGCAGTGGCGATGGGATTGAGCGATGTAGAGGCGGCGAAATGGCCGGGACTGGATCGCGATCATGACGGCGTGGCGTGTTATGGAAATTAGCAAACCAAAAAGCCCTAGACGCTGAGACATTCGAAAGGATCAGCGAAAAGGACTTCTCGGAAATGAAATTTTGGTACTACTGGCAGCATTTGCTGCTGCGCAGCTTAACAACATCATAGCATCCAGACCGTGAGTGCTTTCCGAGGTTTGGAATCGGGTCAGGAAGGAATGACGTTTATCGGGGCAGCGGGATTTGAACCCACGACCTCTTGTCGTCTGGGTCAATTTTTGCCCATTTAACCATCCCCAAACTTTTCCTCAAAGTCGATGATTTTGCCGCCTTTTTTGGCGCTCTTATGGGCGAGTTTTTCCATCTCCTTTTGGACACGATCCCAATCATGAGGGTAATAGGACTCCAGGGTAGTAGTGGGGTTTTCGTGACCGAGTGCCATTGCCGCAATCGTTGGCGCGATTTTGTTGTCGGCGAATTGGTGGCCTTTACGATGGCGCAATGAATGCGGCCCCCATTGACCGATCTCCGCGCGTTTGCAGATGTGTTCGAAAAGCTGGCCCAGGGAATCATTTTTCATCCGGCTGCCATCCTTCTGAAAAACGTGTTCGCCTCGTTTGAACGTGACCTGCTGACGCCAACGGTAAAGCGCTTGCGCACAATCTGAACCAAAGAAAACCTTACGGGACTTTTCGCCCTTTTCTGTGACCGTGGCCGTGCGGGTATCAAAGTCGATGTCTGACCATTTGAGGCCAGCAGCGCCACCAATCCGGCAGCCGGTATCGCCCAGGAAAAGGACGAGCGCATGATAGCGCGGAGTCCAGCGAGCGTATTCGAGAAGCTGCTCATAAAGATAATCCGACATGGCCTTGTCACGGTCAACAAATTTGCTCTGGCGCTGACGCTTGAGGGCATCGGCGGGCGACGGCGGCTGCATGAGGTGGGTCTTGATGCACCAGTTGAAAAACGTGCGAATGGTCTTGACGTGTTTGTTGACGGTAGCTGGTGATTTGACTTCCGGGCGGGCGCGAATGTTTTGCATGTGTTCGATCAGATCATCCGGCTTGACGGCATCCAGGGGGCGGGTGAGGCCGATGTAATTTTGCATGGCCTTGAGAACGTAGAAATAGGAACGGCGGGGGGGGGGGATCTGCTCGCCAAGAAAAAGTGAAAAAGCACGCTGCAATTCCATAAATAGAACTCCTTTCATGTTTGTGAGTCTAGCATGAAACATTTCACGACAGATAACAGATTGAATTGAGAAACGAGGGTGAAACAATGGCTGATAACGAATTATTGATTACTTGGGGAGAGCCTGAACTTCATTCGGGAACGGGCAAATGGTGGATAGAGGTGGCAAACCTGACCGAGCGTACCAGTACGTTGGTGTGGTCGCATGACGTGAGTCATCTGGTGATCGAGGAAGGGCGCGAGGCCAAAATCGAGCTTGGCCGGGCATGGGTGGCGGCCTATGGCGCGTGGCGCTGCTGGTGGCTGCTGCGTGAGGACGTGGTGGAAACGACGTTTTTAGTGAGCGAAATGCTGCAAGATCGGATGAATGAAGCGCTGGATCGAGATAACCACTATGGCGCGGGGTTCGGAACGAGTCGGTTGGATTTGTTTCATTAGGCGCGTGAAAGGCTGTTATCGGAAATGAATGGGGCGCAACGTAATGCGCCCCTACGAAAGGATTGAAAATGGATACGGAAAAAGCGGTTTTGACGACAACTCAGATATTGGAACTCACGGATATTGATGATGAGTCTAATCACGGCGATTCATGGTGCGACGTGAGCGAGGTGAGCAAGGACGTGCTGAAGGAATTGGACAGCGCTGGTTATATCGTCACCAATGCCGAACGCACATCGGGACGGATCACGGCGATGGGGATGAGGGCGCTCAAGAACTATGTATTGAGGGGGTCACTCGAGCATGGGCAAATGCTGCTGGAGAAGACAAACGTGCCCAAAAAGCCATATGCGAGCGTGATGCGAAAGTCAAACGGCGATCTTCCTGAGCGACAGACGGCGGCGAAAGTATGCGTTGTCGAAGGGTGCCATGAGCCGCGCATGGCTACCAAAAAAGGAGTGATGCTGAGGCGCTGCCGGGCACATCAACAAGAATGGTGGCGTGAGCAGGCAGCGAAGAAACGCAGTCCAGCCGTGAAAATATCAAAAAAAGAAACGACCGGCAGCGGGGGCGAAAAAATCACAGCGGTCAATGCGAGCTGCGATCAGGACTGCGACGGGTGCATTCACCGGGAAGTGGTGGCGATGCTGCGGGCGAAATATCCGGGGATTGATGAGCTGGTCGATGTGATGACCAGGGCGCGGGAATTGCGGGACGAGTTGGGGATTTAAGAACCCCTCCCCTAGTCTAAATACAACCCCACCCCTAACCCCTCCCCATAAATGGAGAGGGGAATCAATGCAAAAACGAGGCAGAGAAAAGACATTATCGGAAATCAAGAAAGGACTGAAGGGATATGAAGACAATCTTGCTACTGAATGAGAAAGGCGGCGTGGGCAAAACCACGCTGGCGGTTCACATCGCGGCGGTGCTGGCTGCACGGAAAAGCCAAGCAAATCCAAATCGTGGAAATGAGGTGCTGTTGATCGATGGCGATCCGCAAGGGAATGCGACGGTACGGATGGGGTGGAAGAAGTCTCCGGGTTTGTATGATCTGCTGGTGCGGGATGCTAGCTTTGGCACTGTGACTAAAATTGTCAAACCGGAAAAATTCGGCATTCCCGGCGAGCGTTTACCAAAAGGCAATTTGTATGTGATTCCGTCGAATGTGGAGACGCGGAATATCGCCAACAGCATCAGCGATGCCGATACGCTAGCTGTGCGATTGTCGGAATTGGAGGGGCGTATGGACATTGTGATTATTGATACTTCGCCCACACCATCACTGCTGCACGGGGCATTTTACACGGCTGCGGATGCGATTATTTACCCTACGAAATTGACCTACACCAGCTTCGATGGGCTGGTCGAGAGCATCTTACGACGAGAAAAGGCCGATAAAACGCGGGCTGATCGGTGGGGACTGAAGCCGATAGAAGTCATGGGAATTGTACCAGTGGATTACCGGGGGAACACCATCGAGCAGCAAGAAAACCTGGCGAAGCTGAAGTCTCAATTTGGAAAGAAGGTTTGGAATCCGATCTCACAACGAACGATCTGGACGGAGAGCGAGGGCGCGGCGCTACCTGTTTATGCGCTGGATCCAAAAAGTGAGGCGGTATTGGATTGTTGGGAATTAGCGGATCGTATTGAGGAGGCATTGAATGTCTAAGCGTGATCGTGATCGTTTGGATCCCTTTCAGCGGGGTGATCTGGAAGAGGTCGCCGACGAAATTTATGGAAAGCCTGCGCCGTTTCTGGATGCGGGTCGAATCGTAGCGGTATCGACGAATATTGATGCAATCTGGGCGGACGTGAAGCAGCCACGCCGGGCCGTACCTGCGTCGATCCGGCTGCACTGGAATGGCAACCCGGTGGACGTGGCGGAGATGTTGAATCAATGGCACATCATCGCGGGGAAGACGGCGGTTGTTGACGTATACGCGATTTTGCAGGGGAATGGTGAGGGCTTCGAAGTGGAGAACGCGCCGGCCATCTTTACGGGCTATCTGGAACTGCTGAGGTTGGCAGCCAGCATCCGAAAGGAGGGGCTGATAAATCCCATTAGCATCGTTGAATTCAGCGGGCGCAACGTGATCGAAACGGGGGAACGGCGCTGGCTGGCATACCACATGCTGCGGCAATACATGGGCGACGAATGGGCGAAAATCCCGGCGAGAAAGAGCGAGGAACGCGATTACGTGTGGCGGCAGGCGGCAGAAAACACGGCGCGGCGCGAACTGAATGCCATCGGGATGGCGCGGCAGTTGGCGCTGCTGATTATGGAAACGCGGCGCGGAATCGAGGGGCAAAGTTACAACGACTTCGACGAGCTGGTGATCGCCGGGGGCTGTGACCGGAAATTCTATGCGCAGATCGCGAACGGGAATGTTCACCGCGTACCGCGCGGCATGGGCGAACGCATCCAGGGCGCGATGAATCTGAGCGAAAAACGGCTGGCGGATTATCGAAAACTGCTGAAATTGACAGAGGACGAAGTGGTCAATGACGCGCTGTGGATTCGCGGCGACGTTGGAGATTGGCCGGAATTCACACTCCGAGAAGTCGTGTCTACCTTACCGGACGGTAAGGTTCGCGAGATCGTGACGCGGGAAAATTGGACGCTGGGGGACTTGCGAGAGGCGATGGAAGGGGCGAAAAATCAAGCCCCCTCACCCCCTCTTCCCACAGGGATTTCCTTTGGGCACCCACAAGGCGAGGGGGGGCAAGATGTCCCGCCGACGCCAAGCACAGAATTTCAGATATTGGACAAGGTGCGGACGCCAGGGGGCCATATCGGGACGGTGGTGCGAGTCAATGGGCGGTTGCTGGATGTGCAGACGGTGAACGGGCTGAAGGCGTACCTGGCGGAACATCTGACGCTGGTGAGCCGGGCGCGGGAAGAAGAGCAGGAAACCCCTCCCCAACCCCTCCCCACTTCGCAAGCTCATGGAGAGGGGCAGAGAAACGCGAGAATTCCGGTGCAGCGGATCAACCTGGATGATTACCCGGATGTGATGGCGCTGGGGGCATGGATAGAGCGGTATAAGGCGCTGAAAAAAGTTCGCGGGGCGGATGAACTCCTATTCACGCAGACCGCTTACGGGGCCGTCGCGCTGCGCGAAGATGCAAAAAAGGCATTTGGCATCGGTATGGACATGGCGCACGAATATGAAAACACGGAACATGGGATGGCGTTTTTCCTGAAAGACCTCAGCGGATTGGATGAGTTCGCGAAACGTTGTTCTGTCGCGATCTATAAAGACTACGCGAATCAGCCAGCAGTCAATACGTTCTGGGTGAAGCACGTGATGAATAAGAAGGCCGCGGTGCCGACGGTCAAGATGTCTGAAACAGGCAAAGAGATTCCTGTCCTGGATGGCATTCCTGTTGGGAACGCGGTGAGAATTGACCACAACGGGAAGATCGGCCAGCTTCTGGGGGTTTCGTATAAAGATGACGAAGAGCCAGGTTACATGGTGCGGGTTGATGGCAAAACCGAAGAAACGTGGCGGGAAGCGCTGACCGATTTGGGCATGAGTTATGCGGATTGGGTTAAACCCTCACCCCCAACCATCCCACAGGGAGGGAATGAAACCGGGACTGATAAGGCGGATTCTTTGATCCTGCCGGACGATCACGACTACGTCATCGGGTACGGCAGCGCGGAGTGGCAATTTTTGAACGCGATGCGGGAAGCGGCGCGGCTGCTGGAAGATCACGACACCGAAAAAGCCATGACGGAGCTGATCCAGATGACATCAACGGAAGCGCGGCGATGGGAGGGAAAAGGCGGCATTCGGATGCTGTTGGACGGGTATTCCGACCATATGCTCCAGGTGTTGGCCGGTTGGCAGGAAGTGCGGCTGCAAAATGTGCTGCACCAGATCGAAACGGCGGGCCAAGATGCTTGAGCAGATGGTGATTCAACAACGCGTACTCGTCCAGGTGACGAGCCGGGGGCTGGCAGCGGTCAAAGTGATGGTGCTGCCAGATGGGGCGATACTTTATAACCCATCTGATCGTGTTGAAATTGTGCCGATTTGCCCGATGAATGAGATCATGCCGCTTGATCAGCATGTGGACAAAGTGACCACAATTATTTTTTCAGCGCTGGCACTGAAACTCTCGACGCAACGAAAAGGCGAAGACTGAGGACGGATTATGCTGGCGTTGAAGACTATTCAAAAAATCGAATATCCAAGCGTATGGCGGCCTGTGCTGCAAAGCGTGGTGCTGAATATGCAGGCGGAAATTCGCACAGTGGAGGCATTATGCGCGGCGCTGGCGCATGATGACACGGATGCGGGGCGGGTGCTGGAGAAGCTGCTGGAATTCCTGCCCCGCAGCATCCGGATGGATGGCGCGATCTGGAAAGCGGACGGGTACTGGTGGACAGATCACCGCATTAATTATCGCAAGATGGTGCGGGCGCGAAAAAATCTGATGCCCATGATGGCAAGCTGGAAGCAAAAAGCCCAGGGCGCTCCGACGTGGCATTATCAACTTGATCCTGAAGTGATGTGTTTGAGGCTGGCGCAAGTGCTGGACTGTTCAACGATCTACGTGAGATCGCTGATTCTGCAAAATCAGAATGGTGAAAACCCCGCCGAAATTGTCAAAAGTGCAAAATCCATAACATTAGATTCTGAATTAGATTCAGAGATTGATTCTTCAAAATCAAAGACTGTTACGGAAATTGAGTTTTTGCTGCGCAGCGAGGGGATGGCGGCGGCGGCGGCGGGCGAATTCAGCCAGATGAATATCCTGACGGCGCGACGGGTGATCGAGACCGTTCGTGATTATGACCGGGCGGGGAAAGTGAAATCGAGGGCGGCGTACCTGGTGGCGGCGCTGCGGAGGGAATTAAGCACCCTCACCCCTAACCCCTCTCCCTCATGGCGAGGGGAACAAGACGGGGGGGAGCAAGGCGGGTATCGCGGGACTGATCTGATTTCAGGGCCAAAAAGCGGTCTGCTGGATGAATTGGAGAGCCGTGTTGAAGAAAAATATCGGACGGCGTGGGGCGCGGCGAAAGAGCAGTTGCGCTATCAACTGGACGCAGCGACGTTTAACACGTGGCTGGCCGACGTGCGAATCGTGGGTTTTGAGGCGGGTGAATTCGTGCTGGCGGTGCGAAACGAGCGGGCGTTGGATATGTGCGAGGGGCGGCTGCAAAAGAGCGTGAAGCGGCTATTGCAGGATACAGGGCTGGGGCCGGTAGACGTGCGGTTTGAATTAATGCAACCGCTGACGGTGAACTGAGATGGAAACGGAATGGGACGAAGCACGACTCGATTGGATGCGTCACCTGGTGCGAATCAATATTGATCGTCTGGAAAACCCGGTAGAGTTGAACGCGCATGATGTGAAACGGCTGAAGTTTGAAATAGGGGCGCAGCGGGTCGTGCTGTTCAGACTCACAGTGGGGCGGCCACTGACCGGGGTATTGATCGACGTGGCGCGATACATGACGGTCTATGCAGATTTGCACATTGAATGGTACGGCGGGCGATTGGACGAATGGACGTGTCGCGAGGTGATACTGGAAGCAAAAAAACGCATGTGGGAGTCATTGAGCAGCGAGGCGAGAAGCTATGTTCAAACGGGACAGCGCGAATGAACGGCGAAAATGGCGGCGTTGGCTGCGAAAGCGGCGGCGGAAACGGATGGAGCCGGCTGATGCCACAAAAATCAGCATACGGACAAGGGCGGATTGGCCGCGCACGAAAAGCATCACACGTTATCACCATTTGGAAAAGCGATTTGAATACGGATAAGCGAGATTCGGGGAGGTGAAAATGATGGGGAAGTTTGCAGAAACCACTGATGTTCCTGTGGAGCGCACGATGGAAGAGATTCGCGCCGTGCTGAAACGGTATCAAGCCAAGTCATTTATTGCCGGGGAGATTGATGACCGGGTGATCGTCATGTTTGAGGCTCATGGGCGGCGTATCCGGTTTGCGTGTCCACTGCCTGATCTGAATGACGTTGAATTTCGGGCAGTTGTCGGCAATCAATTCGCGAAGAAAGGTGAACCTTTGCAGGCAAAGTTTGACCAGGCGGTGCGACAACGGCATCGAGCGCTCCTGCTGACGATCAAAGCGAAGTTGGAGAGTGTCGAAAGTGGCATTGAAACATTTGAGGAAGCATTTATGTCCCAGATCGTGCTACCCAGTGGACAGACGATGAGCGAATGGGCGGTGCCACAGATCGAAAAGGCGTATGCAGGCGGGGAGATGCCGCCACTGCTGGGGAGTTGAATGATGGCAGTTGATGAAGAGTGTTATTTCGTAGAAAACGAGAGTGGCGGATACGCATCACTATACACCTTTGAATCCGCCTGCAAAATCGCAGAGGAAGATAGTATTGAGCGTTCGTGCATGATGATGGTTCGACATAAAACCGGATACGTCCCGGCGCGAATTTACTACTGCGGGCATATCTATGAGCAGCTTGAGAAAGGAAAGGACGAATCATGACCAATCTAAAACCGCCACGCCCTGATAAGCCCATTAATAACCTATGGCCTTCGAATGGCATGTTAGAGAATGCAATCCTGCAGATGCTCCAGGGTGATGACGGCGCGTACTTCACAACTGAAATTACACCACGGTTACGAGCGCCATATTCCGATGTTCGTAACGCTTTACATCGTCTAAAAAACGCTGGCAAGGTCAAGCAGAAAACCAGCGGTACGGCGAATAATCAATCCATCTGGTGGCTTGCTGGAAAAGAAGGATATATGAGGCCATGAGTAACCTGAAATTTATGACATTGATTCAGCGATTGAGCGTGCAGAAGCCGGAGTCGATCATCCGGGCCGACGAGGATTTGGCGGTAAAGGTCAATTTGGGATACCGGGTCGTCTCCGAGATCGTGCTGGCGGGGGACGACGTTTATACGCGGGTGATTCGGCTGGAGCGGGAGATGGTGCCACTATCACCTGAACCTGAGACAACTATCGGGAAATTGGTACGCGAACATGGCAGCGAACGCGCGAGCCAAATTTTACAGCAAGAAACGATCGACCGGGCGCGCGAGGCGTTTGAATGCCGACGTGCCTATTATCGCAATAACACAATAACCGCACCTGTTTTTCCTGTTTTGAGAGAGGACTAAGATGGCTGAAACGAAACAAAGTAATCAGATTCAGAAAAATCACCCGATGACAGGGGTGCAGGTTTACTTCAAGTCGCTGTGGGACGCGCTGGAACAAATCCCTGACCCGGTGACACGGACGCAGGCCCGCAATACGCTCCGGGCGGCGTGGAACGACCTGGGTATGCTCATGGATCATGCGCAGCGGGAAATCCAAAACGGAGACGCGCTGGTAGAGGCGGCATTAGCGGCGGCCACTTCGCTCTCGCAACAGCGGGCGGAGGCGGTGCGAGAGATTGAGCGGCTGCAAAGGCACCTGGACGCGGGCGCGGCTGAAACGTATGCAGTGGTGATGGGAAGCATCGCGGCGGAAATTGGAAATGCGATGGGAATCGGCCCGGAGGCGGCGCGGCTGCTGTTTGACTCATTGATCGGCGATCTGGATGATTTCCCGGATGCGCACGGGATTTCGGGCGAACAGATTCACGCTTTCCGGTCGGCGATGGTGACGATGCTCAAGGCACTGCGGGGAGATCAACCATGAGGCGGTTGCTGGTGTGGGTGTTGAAGTGGATATGGCCGCCTGAGTGTGTATCCATGCAAACCCACACCTCTCCCACAAGGGGCGAGGAAAAAAAAGGCGAGGGGCGCTGGGTGAGGAATGAGGGTGTGTTATGGGTCGATTCGAGCTTGCTGGGGATGAAGCAGGAGATCGGGCTCGAATTTAAGACGTATCCACCTGTGTGGCGAATTTCGGCGCGATTGAAAGTGAACATGGCTGATGCAGCGTGGATATACAATGCCTGCAATTTTAGTGATCGTGTCCGGGCGCTGGTGACGATCAACGATATGGCGCGGGCATTGAAGGCGGGAGTTCCGATAACGGAGATTCGCGAACGCGGAATGGAGCGGATGCTTGAACCCGCTATCTGGGAGCGGCATTAGGCGGGGCGTTTGGCGCGGACTATAATTCAAGAAAAAGACCAGGCGGGCGGCTAGAGATGAACATGACGGAACATATGGACGCGATGTACATGACCATTGAAATAGCGGTGAAATCTGCCCACAGGGATGGGTGGCGCGCGGTGATGCCATACGAGGTGCAGCGCCGGCTGCCATTTGACCGGGCCGAGGGCAGCTTGCGGCGGGATATGCTGGCGATGTATCGGACGGGGCGGCTGGTGCGGGTTGGCGGCGAGGGCGCGCGACAGGGGTATCGACTGCCGAGTCAGGTCGAGCGATTGTCATTTCGGATTAATCAGGGTATGTGGCCTTTTGGGGCGGAGAGGGTTGCGGCATGGGCGAGTTGAATGATTTAAAATTCGATGCTTTCGATGTATTAATAAACGCAATACAGAAGACGACGGTATCTATCCAAGAATTTGCAGATGCGATTATCGGTGTTTTCGGGAATTTTCCGCCATTTCCTGACGTGTTTGAAGACGAGATATATCAATTCAGGATCGACAACAACCTATGGGATGCTGTCGATTTTGATCGATTGACGCCGGAGCAGCGTTGGCAATATCAAAAGTGGGTATGGGGCGCGCCGGCGCGCTGGGTGCGGAATAGAATAAATCCTCACCCCTAACCCCTCTTCCCACAGGGTGAGGGGAGCAAGATGTGCGTTACGCCCATCGAGCGGGGCGATAATGCTATCACTTTCAATTGATTCATTACGGCAAATGAGTGTGGCCGGAGCCTATACCCAAACGCATGGGTTCAGTGGCGAAGGATCTCTTCCAGTCTGGCGAGGCTGGTATGCCGAACTGGCTTCCCGAAAAGGGACGAGAGCGCTCGATGAAATACTGTCGGGCGCTTTTTCGTTGTGCGTTCAAGATGGGTAGAGGTGTGTAGGATTCTTGATACGATTGTTCGGGGTTCGCATAGCCATATTGCAAAAAAGCGAAAAAGGCGCGGTGATACACGCGGGTTGGACGTGTTTAGACGATTGGTGACATGAAGAAGCAACAAAAGTTTGACATTACGGATTTTCGGCGGGCGATTGACGACGTGGGGGCAGAGCCGACGAAAATTGCCGCGCGAATCGGATGCAGCCGGGGGACGGTCTACACGTATTTGCGGAAGTATCCTGAGCTGAAGACGGCGTTTGAGGCGCGAAAAGGCGGGAGTGTGCAAGAGCAAGTTTTATTTCCCAAAGAGCGATTTGAAACCGCGATTGTCGGCAGCATGGGAATCAAAACAGGGATTGCGCAGCGCGTGGGATGCACCAGGCAGACGGTTGAAAACGCGCTGGAGCGATGGCCGGATTTAAAACTGATGATTGACGATGAACGATCCAGCATTATTGACCTGGCTGAAACGAAACTGATGCAGCAAGTCACCGGCGGGGAACTGCGGGCGATTCTGTTTACGCTGGAAACGTTGGGGAAAGATCGCGGCTGGACAAAACGCACGGAAGTGACCGGGGCAGATGGTGAACGGCTGCTCGACCTCTCGCCGGACGTGGTGAGGCTGGTGGAAACGATGGGCCTAGATATGAGCGAAGTCGTGCGGCAATTTGAAACGATGGTGAAGGCGGCTGCCATACAGAAGGGCATTTCTCGGTAATGGATATTCGAGATCGCATCATCGAATTTCGGCGGGTGAGTGCTGATGAGCTTGTGCCGAACCCCAAAAACTGGCGGGGACATTCGGATTTGCAGCGAAAGGCGCTGAAGGATTTGGTTGCCCAGATCGGTTTTGTTGGAGCGGAACTGGCGCGGCTGCTGCCGGATGGACGGTTGATGCTGATCGATGGGCATTTGCGAAAAGAGACGTTTGCCGGGGCAGTGCTGCCCGTGCTGGTGACGGATTTAAACGAAGCTGAAGCGGACGCGGTGCTGGCGGCGGCGTCGAATAAATATCCGGCGTGGTGGCTGAAGGTGTTTCAGGACACGGGAAGCGCGGGCGTTACGGAGTTTGACGCGGCGGCGTTGATTGAAATGGGTATGGCGCGGCCAGTGAGGGAGTTTAAGCCCTCACCTGGTTCAACTTCGCTCACCACTTCCGTTGGTCGCCCAGCCCCTCCGCATTCGCGTCAGGGCGAGGGGAGTGAATATGCTCCGGCTGTAGGTGGTTATGTCCCCCATACTGGAAACGCACATTTGGACGATGGCTCATCCAGGCCGGAGATCGCGCGGCAGCTTACAGAGTTGGTTGAAAAGCCGATGGTGACGGCGGAGCAGATCAAGAGGCTTAAAGCGCTGGGGTATTGGGTTGAGGATTTGAATGTTAATCCGCATGTACCGAAGGGCGGGGGGCCAAATGTCAAAATCACGCAACGCATTACTGCGGGTGAAAGTGCAGATCCAGTTACTAATACTATCGGCTTTGCGTGGATTGTTGTTGATGGTTGGGTTGAAGCACTCGCCCATGCACTCGATCACGGGTTGATTACGGATAACAAGGCTTCTGAGGGGTGATCGCAGAACGGGAATTCGCGGCGGGGTTATTTCGCGGGGTGTTTGGGGAAGAGCCGCCGCAAGTTGTGCCCTGGAATGAATGGGCGATTGAGGTTCACTCGAACGATGGGACGCTGCCGCTGTACGAAATGAACCATGCTGCCGGGGTGCTGCACCTCTATTTGCACAAAGGTCAAATACCCGCCTGGGAGAGTCTCAGGCGGTTTGTGTTTATGATCGCCGGGAAGCAGGGCGGAAAAACGATCTTCGGCCCGCCGAAACTGTTCCAAAAAATTCAACAGCTTGGGCGCGGGGATTACCTGGCGGTGAGCGCGACGTATGATTTATTCAAGCTGAAGATGCTGCCGACGCTAAAACAATTTTTTGTCGAGGATTTGGGGATTGGGCGGTATTGGGCGGGCGACCAGATCATCGAACTGAAAGACCCGGCGACGGGGGCATTTGGGGCGACGTATTCGCACGAACACGAAAAAATGTACGTGCGGATTATCCTGCGCAGCGCGGACTCGGAGAAGGGCTTGCAGAGCGCGACGGCGTTATGGGCGTGGTGCGACGAGCCGGGGTTGTATGAAATGGACGTGTGGAAAGATATTCGCGGGCGGTTGAGCCTGACGGCGGGCGGGGCGCTGGGGACGACAACGCCGTATGACCTGGGCTGGCTGAAACAACAGATTTACGATGCGTGGGTGCGGGGTGATCCTGAGATTGACGTGATTCAATTCTCATCGAGCGTGTCGCCATTTTTTAGCCAGGCGGAATATAGCAGCCTGCAAAGATCGATGCAGACCTACCAATTCAAGATGGATTATGACGCGGAATTTGGACGGCCTCCAGCGGCGATCTACGAGGATTTTGTCGATAAGCTAAAAGACGCCGGCGGGCATAAGGTGAAGCGATTCATTATCCCGACAGAGTGGCCGCGCGTGGCAAGCATCGATCCAGGGGTTGTCAATCCGGGCAAGATTTTCGCGGCGCACGATCCAAAAGAGGATGTTTATTACATCTATCGGGCGGAAAAGGGCGGCGTGCGGAGGACGAGCAAAGAGCATGGGCGCGACGATGTGGCGCTGGCGCGGGCGGGCGGGGAGCGCGTTATCTGGTGGGCCGTTGGCGCAAAATCGGAAAAATACTGGCGCGAAGATTACAAGGCTGCCGGAGCCGAGGGCGTGAAAGAGCCGGACGTGACCGACGTGGAAGAGGGCATAGACCGGGGGACGCAGCTCATCAAACAGCACCGCATGTTTATTTTTGATGACCTGGTGGCGTTTGTCGATGAGATGATGCGCTACAGCCGGGTCATTAAAGACGGCGAAGTGACGAAGGATATTAAAGACAAAAGCACCTATCACCTGATGGATGCCTATCGTTATTTCGCGGTGCAGGTGGTGAAGCCGAGATCGACGGCGAAAAGCAGCACAGGAGCGAGAAGTTATGTTGGCTGAAATTGCGGCGATTCTGATGGACAAAGGACTGATTGCCAGCACGTGGCTGGGCGAGATGAGTCTGAAGGGCAATCTCGTGAAGCTGTACCGCGAATATTACGATGGACAGCACCGGATGCGGCTGACGAGCGAAATGCGCAAGATGATGTCGATCACTGACGAGCGGATTGACCGCTACAACGCCAACTACTGCGAGATGGTCGTCTTGGCTATGGCTGACCGGCTGACGGTGGATACGATTGAGGCGGATATGCCCTCACCCCAGGGCGAGGGGAATAATACAGGGCAGGAAAACCCGGCGCAGGATTGGGTGAATAAGGTGCTGGATGATAACCGCATTGATGGGCTGCAAATCGACGTGCGGGAGGCGACGCTGCGAGATGGTCTGACGTTCATCATATCGCAATATGACAGCGCTAATCAGCGCACGATTCTGGCGCATGAACTGGCGTGGGATGGCGATTGCGGATCGATGGTAATTTATAGCCGGCAGGGCAGGGAGATCGTGGCCGGAGTCAAGGTGTGGTACGAGGGCGAAACGAGGCGCGCGAATATCTATTATCCGAACTCAGTGGCACGCTACAGCTATGAAAAAGTGACCATTCAAGAGGATGGTCAAACGGTTGAGAAATATCAACTAAACCTGATGGATGCGCCGGAGGACACGACGCGGGATGGGCTGTCTCCCGGTGTGCCGCTGGTGCCTTTTTATAACAAGAATCGGAAGGGCGCAAGCGAGCTGGTGAACGTGATTCCGCTGCAAGATTCGCTGAACTCGACACTCATCAGTGCGGTGATGAATGCGCTGTTGACGGCGTTCGCGGTGCTGTTTGCGAAAGGGTGGCAGCCGCCATCGGGCATCACGCCAGGGATGATTTTTAACGCGGCGATTTTGAATCAAGATGGCAGTCCGTTCTGGGCTGAGTCAAAGGACATTGCGGAAGCGGCGGCGGCGCTGAACGGCTCCTATGATCTGATTCGTATCCAGCCGGGCGAAGTCGAGCCGTTGATTAAGCAATGCGATTTCATCATCAGCCAGATCAGCGGAATCAGCAATACGCCGCTGCCGACGATGATGGGGACTGACCCAAGTGGCGAGGCGCTGAAGCAATACGACATCCGGCTGCTGGGGAAGATCAACCGGGCGATGGTGCAGATGGGCAATTCGTGGGAAAACGTGGTTGCGCTGGTGCATATGCAGCAGACGGTTTTCGGCACGGAGCGACCACCCGATTCGGCGGGTTGGAACTGCCGCTGGAAAAATGCCGAAATGCGCAATGACGCGAACATTCTGAAGGCGGCGGAACTGCTGCAAAAATGGGGGTTTGTGCGAGAGGCGCTGCGCATCTTTAGCCAACTGCCGGGACTCAGCTACAGCGAGGATGATATTAACCGTCTAATGGATGAACAGGCGCAGGACGCGGGCCGGGCGCTGGGGAATGCGGTTGGAAGCGTGCCGAATTTTGGCGGGTTTAATTTTAATTGACCCTCACCCCTAGCCCCTCTCCCTCAGGGCGAGGGGAACGAAGACCGATAAAGAAGATTATCAACTTCGAAGCCGAACCCCTAGAAATTAGGGGGTGAAATCACTTGATATTATCACTCTAGCGTGATATAATGGTTTTATAGTCAGAAAAGAAAGCGAGAGCAAAATGAACATCAACGAAATTAAGTCCAAAATCCAGGCAGAAGTTAACAAAATCTGCGAAGCCAACCGTAATAAATATCGCCGCCAGTACCCCGTTTCAAAATGGGCACAGGACGAGATCAAGGCATTAGGACTACAGGAATACATTGATGCCTACCCCCGTGCTATCGGCATGAATGATGCGCAGGATATTATCAACTCTACGCGCACAACCGTCGACGCAAGCGGTAACGATGATGCCTGGAGCTATATTGGCACAATCGGCAGTCTGCTGAAACAACTGGCAGCGGCGATTGGGGCAGACGACGAATCCGACACGACCTTCGAGTTTTCGCTCAAGGATATGAGCAGCAAGCCCTTCGCCTGGATGCTGGAAGGTGTCGAAATCAGCGAAATTGGAAATATTGAAACCTTCGTTGAACAGGCGGCCAGGATGTATATCAATGCGACCAACTATTCAGGTCAGACAGACGCTCAGGTTTACCAGACCTGGCTCGATGAAACTTACGAGTTTGAGCAGGCAGTTCGTTACATTCGTGAGCAGACCGTTGGCGCGCAGGTCAAAGTAACAATGGACTGCGCCTTTGAACTCGATGGCGTCAAGTTTCGTGTCTACCGCAACATTCTGTGGAGCGATGGTGGTGAGTTTGACGATCTGGTCATTCGCGAACTCCCAGAAGTGGCCGAATTCACGAATCGCGATCAGACAGTTCAAATTACCATTACCGCCTCAGACATGCGCGAGGCGCGTGAACATCAGGAATATCTGGCTGAAGAAATTGAATAATGCCCACCATCACGCTGAACCTCTCAGACAAAACCTACGCCCGCCTCACTGAGTATGCCCGAAACGAGGCGGGCACATTACTCGAACGTGCCGCCCGCGAAATCCTGGATCAATTTTTTGCTGAGGATTATGAGGTTGTCCAGGAGACAGGCGAACTCCTGGACGACGGCGACAGTGGCTACAACACGATGCTCAATCCTGAATATGCCAACCAGACCCTCACCGCCCGCCAGGTCGAGCGGGAATATGGTCTGAAGGCGGGGACAGTTCGTAGCTACATTCGCTATCACCCTGAAATGGTGGAATCGGGTGAATTTCGCAAGGCTGATGAGCGCACCTGGACGATATTGCGCCTGGTTGCGTATCAGATTTGGGGCGACAAATGAGAACCAAAGGGCAAAGAAATTTGAGTCAGTCTGAAATAGAGCGCGTCATCGAACTATACGACCAGGGAAATAGCCGCCTTCAAATTCAGATAGAAACAAAGCTCACCCAACCCACGGTACGAAAAATCCTAAAAGAAGCGGGGTATTCCTCCATGAATATGACCACCAATTCCATTAGTGACGAACAGCGAGATGAGGTTGTTCGGTTATCCAATATGGGATTCGCCAGTCGTGAAATTGCAAGACGCCTAAATATCAGCAAAAAATCTGTCCTGAATATTATTCGTGAGCGAGTAAAGGGTATTAAACCTGTAAATCGCTCAGAGATTAATGTTTTTGAATTCATTCAGATATGGCAAGAGAATGATTCGTGCGAGGATGTTGCGCGAATACTTGGGTTGACCATGCAAGAGGTCTATAGCAGAGCATATAACTATCGCGCGAAAGGCGTACCTTTAAAAAAATATCCCACCAGGAGAGGGTATAACTGGGACGACCTCAAGGAGTTCGCTGAACTTTTTGAGGATGGCACAGAAGATCAGGATTGAGAATAGCAGTTATCGGTAATTAAGTTTTTGGGTGCAAAATATGTCGAAAAATATGTAGCCGGGGAGACTCGGCTGTTTTTATTTGGGCTTGAGGGCATCGGTGAGGGAGGCTTCGCGGATCATCTCGTTGAAGACTGGATCGTTGTAGGGGTGGACGAAATCGCGGAGGGTGACTTTGCCGGCGTTGTAGGCGGCGAATTTGCCGGGGGAATCAACGAAGCTGCGCTGCTGGGCTTGTCGATCAGGAGGGAGGGATTGAAACCAGTCTTCACCGGGGACGATAGGTAGGGGCGGGCGGCCTTTGACGCGAACCACGCTGGTGCAGCGGCCACTATGGTGATCGTCCACGCGGGGAATGGGTGTTCCGGCGTCGGTTGCGGAGTCCCAGATCACATCGCCGTGCTGGGCCACGCAGGAAAGGCAAGTGCGCTCGTCGCGGGTGGCGATGCGAATGACCTGTTCACAAATGTCCACATTGGCGTTTTGATGAACGGCCGTGCCGTCGCGGTAGCTGGTTAGCTGGAGCGTTCGCATTTGATTGTTGGCGACGTGGGCGGGAAGCCCTTCGGTAATCCGGCGAATCTCGCGGGCGGTACGCAGCGGTGAAAAACCGAGGGCTATTCCACGAATGGCCTGATTATTGACGACGGCCAGCACATCAGGGCCATAGGCATTCATGAGCGCGGCCCAATCGGAGGACTGCGAATACCCGACGAGGCGGTTGACGGCCTCTGGATCGGGGACGTTCCAACGAACACCGATGGCGCGAAGCTGTTGATTGGTTATGCCGGGGAGGGCAAGCTGACGCTGGATACTGCCGGCTGCATCGACGCCGGACATCTGTACAGGTTCGGCTGCACCGTCGATCAGGCGCGAGTCGGTGTTGAGCGTGGTATCAAGATCGGCCAATAATGCGCGAAGGATGGGATTATCCGGCATGAGGCGTTCGCCAGCATCGGCGAGGCGCTGCGCTTCGGCATCGAGTTCGGTGAGGCGCTGCTGGATGAGGCCGGCATTGGTCGAGCGGGCGACGGCGTTGAGGGTGGGACGGGCCGCCTGTTCATAGCCGCGATCCAGCAGCTTGGTGATGAGTTCCGAAACTGTGCCGCGCCGGGGCGGAGTTTGATTGGTTGCCATACGGGGATGGTAGCGCGGGGGGGATGATTCAACGCGCAAAGAGAATTGTCAATTCTAGTTTCTGCGCTTGATATATTCAATCACTTTCTCATGATTAACTCGATATTTCAAACCACCCATTCTTCGTATAAGCCTCATCCGTTCAAGAGTATCAGCGTTTTCTTTGCATGGTGGTGGTAAGCCATCAACGTGTTGATTTCCTATCAGCGTGTCAAACCCTATCACATCATAGATTGGCTGCTTACCTTCCCCCACGTCATGCCTTATAAGATGAAATTCCATTGGAAGGTGGACATTTCCTGATTGTGCTGCGATCACTACGGATTCCAACCATCTCTGAAGTTCTGCGTCTAGTGACATTTAAACCTCTTAATGTTTTCCCTTTCTCATTTAAGCACGAATCGAAAAAGTGATCAACTCTACTCTCGATAGCTGTCGTAAATCTCGATTGTTTCGTCGTTGAAAATAATGCCTTCCTGGTTGACCTCTTTTGCAAAGGTAATCAACTCTTCCAGCGAATTAATCTCAATAAACCAGCGTTCAACTTCTAAATCTCGCACAAGGAAATCACCCTCGGTTCTGTGGTTAAATCCATTTTCGCGCCATTCTTCCCTAGTCCCGCCATCCCAATCTTTACGAACCTCATCTCTAACGATGGTTTTTGCCCGAAACGCTTTTTGATGCGGTTGAGCTTCAAGATCGTGAATTGATGTCCTGTAAATTTTAAATCTCATTTTTTATCCTTTCTGTTTGAGATTATTAAAACACAAATCAAAAAAGCGATCAACGCGGAGAATAGCGATTATCAGAAGTAAACCCTCACCCCCAACCCCTCTCCCTCATGGCGAGGGGAGTAAATGCGCGTTGGGGATGGGATGAAGGGGCATAGTGAGGGGGATATAGAAGGAAGAGACTATGCCTTACGAAGTACGAGATCGGCGGCGGCGGGGGATTGAAATAATTAAATCTCATCTTCGCGTCACTCATTTTTCCCAGTCGCTTGGGGCGGAATTGTTCACCAACGGTAATTTTGCATCTGGCACGACGGGCTGGACATTATCTGGAACATCCCCGCCCGACCCGGAAATTACCGTCGTTGCCCCCACTAACCTGCATGGCGGCGGCGGCACGGGCGCTGTTAATCTGTTTAATTTAACAGGTGGGGCAAGTGTCCCGCGCATGTTTCAATCGGTTGGCGCAGCGAGTTCATGGTACCAGTTCTCGGCTGATATAACAGCTCGCGCCAGCGGGATTATGCGGCTCACGGACGGGTTTTTGATAAGCCCCAGTTACTCCGCTGTGGGAACCTATAAGCGCTTATTGCTGGCGCGCAATGGCGACATGCACATTTATGCGCAGGGGGCTGCACCGCACAACTTCACCGTCGATAATGCTTCGCTGGGCCTGATTACCCAAAACGCAACGTCTATCTTTCTGCCCTACGGGACATTTGATTTCCAGTTTGCGCCCGGCACAACCTATGCGGGTCAGCTTATTGGCTTCCGCTACCGCATTTTATCCGACAGCGATTTTCTCCTGGCGTCCTACCAGCGGAACGTGACGAACAGTGCGTGGGATATTTTCCTGGAAAGTTATGCCAGTAATGTCCCGACTACGCTGCGCACGGTCACAGGCGTCGGCACACCGGACACTGTTCGCGTAGTGGTTGACGTGAGTGAGAACCACCAGCTTTATTCGGGCGTGGCAGGCGTCTATACGCCGCGCGGCGCAGTGGTGAACAGTTCGCTTTACAACACCTCGAAGGGCATCAGCGCGATCTACAGCCCCGGTACCACCCCGAATGAACTGCGAGCGGTGGTGTAATATGCTTCCGATGTGGCTTCTAATTGTTGCGGCACTGCTGTTTGCCCCACCGATGGCGGAGACGCCGGAATGTGAGGCGATTCACGCATTGGTGGGCGGTGAGTTGGTCGAATGGCAGGGGTATCCGCAGGGGTGGAATTTACCAACGGATATTGATCGTGTCGCGCATATCGAATTTGCCATCGGCGGTTTGTGGGAATATCGCGCCCAAAGCCAACGTGGGACGCGCTGGCTTTTTTGGTGGTTGAATTATGACGCGAGCACGGATTCCAATGGCGATCATTACGGCAATCACAACTTCTGCGGGCCGTACCGGATCACCGATGATTGACATTACGCCGGGCGAGATTTGCATCGGGGTGCTGGCGGTGATCGTGCTGATCGTGATGTGGCGGATTTTGACGACGGATCACCCGGATGACGGGTGATTTTTCATGTGCGTTAGATGGGGCGGGGCGTGAAATATTTATGAGTATGATGCAATGTGCCTAGAGAGGGTTGGGACGCTGGCTGCTCGAAGCGCGAAAATTAACAGGTCTGGCGAGATGCCAGGGAGAAAAAGGCGTGATGCCGAACAAATCAGAGCAGAGAATTGCACTTATCCGACCTCACCCCCAGCCCCTCTCCGCAAGCAGAGAGGGGAGTAAGACAGGGATGAGCCTGACGAGATGGCGGGCGTGGTATGCGGAGGGTGACACCGGAAAAACACCCGGTGCAGGCGATGGGCAGGGCGATGGAAAAGGCGAGGAAGGCTATAACCCGGCCAGCCTCGACGATGCCAAAAAGATTATCGCGGCGCTGGAGAAGCGAGTCGGTGAGCGGGATGCTCAAATCGGAACGCTGCGACAGAGCAACAACGGCCTGGACGAGCGGCTAAAAGCGATTGAGGACGCTCAAAAACAGCGCTTAGAAAAACAGGGCGATTTTGAAGAATTGGCGCGGCAGCGGGCAGCGGAAATCGAATCGTTGAAACCGACTGCGGAACGGGCAAAGGCTCTGGAACAAGTTATCCGCGAGAGCAATGAAGCGCGGGTGAAACGTGTGCCGGAGGCGATGCGCTCGGTTGTGCCGGCGGATTACCCCCCTGAAAAGCTGCAAGCCTGGCTGAACGCGAATGAAGCCCTGCTGACCAAAGCCCCGGCACCAAATTTCGACGGTGGGGCGGGGAATGGCGGAAGCGGCGGCAGCAGCCGCGAGCCTGAATTGACTGCGGAGGAAAAGGCGATGACCTCACTGATGGGGCTGACGCCGGAGCAGTACGCAGCGGCGAAAAAGACTTTGGGACTGAAATAAGCAAATCGTCAATTACGATTGACGGTTGGGAGCAAAGAACATGGCAGTAACCGATACGAGCGCGGGTTTCAAGTATGAGGGGCGTCTGGGCGGCGGCCCGGACTTGATCCGCAATTTCACGTTTAAGGACACCGAAACGCTGACGAAGGGTGATCTTGTGAACCTGGAGTCGGGCGAGGTCGATCTGGGCGCGACGAATGACGCGGGATTTGTGGGGGCAGCGCGGGAAACCAAAGCGGGCACCGACAGCACCACCGAGATCGAATGTTATTGGGCACCGGATGCGATCTATTCGGTGTATGACGCCAATGCACGCGCGATGGGCGCGACGTTGGATATTGCCGGGACGACGGGCGCAATGACCATCGCCTCATCCAGCAGTGTGGATTTAATCGTCGTGGGCGGGTTGGGCGCTGATGAGCGGACACTTGTGATGTTCGCACCTGGCGAACACTTCCTGGTCTAGTGGGAATGAGAAGGAGACTGAATCATGTTAACAAAAGCTCAATTTGACACCCTGCTCATTCCGATCATCTACCATCATTTTAATGTGGGGATGAACCGCGTGCCGAGTATGCGCAGCCGGCTTTTTAACGTCCAGACGAGCAGCCTGGCAGCGGAACTCGGTACGGGTATGGGCGGCATTTCGGTAGACACGTGGGATGTCTACAAAAACAGCGGCGAGGCCGGAGTGAAGGGGCGGGTTGATTTCGATCAACTGTACACACAGACCTACACGCACACGGAATATCCGGTGCAGCTGGTCATTAAAAAGAACCTGCTGATGAATGACCAGTACGGTCAGATTCAGAAGGTGATCCAGCGTGTGGGCATTTCTGCCGAACAGAAGATGGAACTCGACTCGGCCAGCCTGCTTAACCTGGCATTCGACAGCGGGACGACATGGAGCGACGGCAAGCCGCTCTGCTCCGCGACTCACCCGGTGGGGCCGGGCGCAGGGGCAGCGGTGTTCAGCAACCGGGCAACGACTGCACTTTCGGCGAAAGCGCTGAAAGATGCGCGCGTGGCGATGATGCGCTTCAAGGACAACAAAAACAACGAAATCGGCGTGATGCCGAATGAGTTGTGGGTGCCGCCGGAGCTGGAAGAAACCGCGCAGGCGCTGGTCAAGTCGATTGGCGACCCGGAAACGGGCAACCAGGGCGTTAACCCGAAAGCGGCGCAAAACTGGATGGTGATCCCCTGGCTGCGTCTGAGCGACACGAAGAACTGGTTTATCAGCGACTCGATGTGGCGGGCTGAAGTGGTCAACTGGTACGTGCGCGAAATCACCTTGCCAATGCTGGTGGAAGAAAACACGACGGAAGTGGTCTACGAATTCAAGCTGCATTACAGCTTCGGCTGCGATGACTGGCGCTGGATTTACGGCAGCGAAGTGGCGTAACCAGGGCCGATAAGAAGCATTCGATGACCTCGTTACGGCGGGGTCATTTCATATAACCTGCAAAAACAGACGAGGTAAAGAAATGAATCAATGGACGAATTATCCAAACGGCGCAACCAGCCTGGGATTCCCGATTCTTCCGGGGATGATACCGCCTGGGGGGGACGTGTATTTTCTCGATCCGGCGAACGGATCAGACAGCAATTCGGGAAACGCACCGGACGACGCATTTTTAACGCTGCCAGCGGCGTATGCGGCACTGACGGCGAATCAAAACGACGTGCTGTTTTATATCGCCGATGCCAGCAGCATCAACCTGAGCGCACAGTTGGAGTGGGCCAAAAGCTACACGCACTTCATCGGCCTATGCGCGCCGACGATGGTGGGGCAGCGGGCACGAATCTTTCAGGCAGCGGGCGATTTGAACCTGGCCCCGCTGTTTAAAATCAGCGGTTCGGGCTGTATTTTCGCCAATCTGTACATTTTTCAGGGGACGGATGATGCGCAATCGCTGATCGACGTGCAGGTGACGGGGCAGCG